GCTCGTCTGCGTGACGAGATCCGTGACCTGAAAAAGGAACTTCGGCAGATGACGGAGGCGAGCAAATAGTTCTCGACCGGTCATACGGCATCCGTACCATAGTGGATTATGGCTGAAACACCACTTGTTTTTGAAATCGCCACGTTTGCGGTGCTTGCCGTCTTCTTCGTGGTGGACCTGTTCATCATCGGGCGCAAGCCGCATGTGCCCTCCACCAAGGAATGCGTGCAGCATATCGCGTTCTTCGTGGTCATGGCGTTGATCTTCGGCGGACTCATGTGGTTCTTCGCCGGCTCGAAGCCTGCCATCGAGTTCTACTCAGGTTGGCTGACCGAATATTCGCTGAGCATAGACAACCTGTTCGTGTTTGTCATTATCATGTCGAATTTCGCGGTGCCGAAGGAACTACAGAAATTCGTGCTGTCAGTCGGCATCACCGTCGCGCTCGTACTGCGAGGCATGTTCATTTTGGTGGGCGCTGCCATCATCTCGCGCTTCACTTGGGTGTTCTTCCTATTCGGCGCGTTCCTCATCGTCACGGCCATCAAACTCGTCGCCGGGGGAGACGAGGACGAGGAATACCATGAGAACGCGTTGATTCACGCACTGCGCAAGGTCATCAAGATCACCGATGAATACGACGGCGAAAAGCTGCGTACTATCAAGAACGGTGTGAAGCATTGGACCCCGATGCTCATCGTGTTCCTGACCATCGGCACCACCGACGTGATGTTCGCTTTCGATTCGATCCCCGCCATTTTCGGCCTGACCAAAGATCCGTTCATCGTGTTCACGTCCAACGTGTTCGCATTGCTCGGTCTGCAGCAGCTGTACTTCCTGCTCGGAGAGCTGCTTGACAAGCTCGTCTATCTTCCGCTGGGCCTGTCCGTGGTGCTGGGCTTCATCGGCGTCAAACTCATCATGGAGGCCCTGCATGGCAATTCGCTGCCGTTCCTCAATGGCGGCCAGCCGATTTCCTGGGTTCCGGAAGTGCCCACATGGCTGTCGCTTGTCGTGATCGTTCTTGCGATTGGTGGTGCGGCTTTGGCAAGTGTTATTAAGATGCGCACCATGAAAGCGAACGAAAAGTGACAGTCCGGCAAACGTTGGGAGAATAGAGCTTTTCTATTCTCCTACGAAATTGTGAGCGCTCACAACACACCTAGTTCTGAGGTGGAAGTGGGCGCTTTTTGCTAGTAAGCTATGCCATTGGAAACAGGGTCGTCAGATCCAAAATCAATATCAACAAGAATAGGCAGGCATTCATGCGTAAAGCCAAGATCGTAGATACCATCGGTCCCGCTACCGAGTCCCTGGAAGGCATCACCAGCCTTGTCGAAGCAGGTATGGACGTCGCTCGTCTGAACCGCTCCCACGGCACTCCGGAAGACCACCTCAAGGTCTACAACAACCTCCGTGCCGCCGCCAAGGCCACTGGCCGCAACGTCGCAGCCCTGGTTGACCTGCAGGGTCCGAAGATCCGCTGCGGTTGGTTCAAGAAGAACGCCGACGGCGAGGACAAGGTCCAGCTGACCGAAGGCCAGGAGTTCGTCATCACCACTGATGACATCGAAGGCGACGAGCACATCACCTCCACCACCTTCAAGGGTCTCCCGGGCGACTGCCATGCAGGCGATCCGATCCTCATCGACGACGGCAAGGTCCGCCTCGAGGTCACCAAGGTCGAAGGCAACAACGTGTACACCAAGGTTGTCGTTGCCGGACCGGTCTCCAGCCACAAGGGCATCAACCTTCCGGGCGTCGCCGTGTCTCTGCCGGCTCTGACCGAGAAGGACGAAGAGGATCTGCGCTGGGCCATCCGCACCGGCGCCGACATCATTGCCATGTCCTTCGTGCGCTTCGCCACCGACATCGATCGCGCCCATGAGATCATGGACGAGGAAGGCCGCCGTATCCCGGTCGTCGCCAAGATCGAGAAGCCGCAGGCCCTCGAGAACCTCGAGGAGATCGTCAAGGCGTTCGACGGCATCATGGTCGCACGTGGCGATATGGCCGTCGAGTGCCCGCTGGAAGAGGTCCCGCTGGCCACCAAGCGCTGCATCGAGCTGGCTCGTCAGTACGCCAAGCCGGTCATCGTGGCCACCGAAGTCCTCGGCTCCATGGTCAGCTCCCCGGTCCCGACCCGTGCAGAGGCATCCGACTGCGCCAACGCCGTCCTCGACGGTGCCGACGCCACCATGACCTCCAACGAGACCGCCGTCGGCAAGTACCCGGCAGTCACCGTGAACACCATGAGCCGCATCTCCACCTTCGCCACCGAGCATGGTTTCGACCGCATCCCGGAGCTGAAGAACCTGGATATGTCCTCCACAGGTGCCGTCTCTTCCGCCGCCGTCGACCTGGCCGACAAGCTCAACGCCAAGGCCATCGTCGCCTACACCCAGACCGGTTCCACCGTGCACCGCGTGTCCCGTGAACGTCCGGCCACCCCGATCTACGGCATCACCAACAATGAGCACACCTTCCACTGGCTGGCCCTGTCTTGGGGCACCGAGTCCTTCCTGGTCGACGAGGATTACCATGACAAGTCCCGCAAGGACCTCATGGTTTTCACCGACAAGGTCCTCAAGGACGCCGGCAAGGTCTCCGATGGCGACAAGATCGTCGTGCTGAGCTCCGCCCAGGGCGAACACCAGCCGGGTCGCACCGATTCCATCTACGTCCACACCGTTGGTGCCTGCGACTGAGATTTGAATCGTCGCGTTAAACGCTGATTCCATAATCCTCCCATTGGTTCCCGATGGGAGGATTATTGTTTTTACGCGATGTCCCCGAATGATGACAACGCCGAGATTTGGCGCAAATCGCAATCATGTGGTATTCTTCCAGAGTTGCGTGCAAGCCCTCGTATCCCAATTGGTAGAGGAAGCAGCCTCAAAATCTGCGCAGTGTGGGTTCGAGTCCCACCGAGGGCACGTAAGAAATCAATATCAATCCAGGCCCGGGTTGGGGCATGTTAGGCCGGCTTTGGGTGTGACAGTGGAAAGAGACCGACATGGCTGCAGAGAAGACCACGGAACCGGACGAAGTACTCACTGATGAGGAGCTCCAAGCTGCTGCGGCTCCCGAGCCGGATTCTGCCAATAATAACGAGGCGCACAAGCGCACCGTCGTCGTTGCCGAAGACGAATCCGTAAACCGCATGGATTTGGTCGCCATGCTTGAGGATAACGGCTATGAGGTCGTCGGAGAGGCCGCCAACGGTGAGGAAGCCGTTGAACTGACCCGTAAGTTCCGCCCGAGCGTGGTGTGCATGGATGTCAAGATGCCTCGCATGGATGGCATCGAGGCCGCTGGCATCATCTGTGATGAGAACATCGCTCCGGTCGTCATGCTGACGGCATTCTCCCAGTCTGATTTGGTCAAAAAGGCCACGGGCGCTGGCGCCATGGCGTATGTCACCAAGCCGTATGAGGAATCCAAGCTGCTGCCGGCTTTGGAAGTCGCCATGGGCCGTTTCGCCGAAATCAACGATCTGCTTGACAATGTCGAACGTAGCGAGTCCAAACTGCAGGAAACCGAGGAACAGCTGAAGAAGGCCGAAGAGCAGCTGAAGAAGGCCGAAGAAACGCTGGAGGAGCGCAAGCTCGTCGACCGCGCCAAGGGCCTGCTGATGGACAAGGCGGACTTCTCCGAACAGGGCGCTTTCCGTTGGATTCAGAAGACCTCCATGGACCAGCGCATTCCGAAGAAGCGTCTGGCCATGGCCATCATCGCCAAGTATGGCGAACAGAAGTCGGAAGCAGAGGATGAGCGCTAACACACCAACTGTGGAAGGCACTTCACGCGGAACGCTATTGGTCGTTGACGGCCATTCTTTGGCGTTCCGCGCTTTTTTTGCCTTACCCGTAGAGAATTTCAGTACATCATCAGGTCAGGCCACCAACGCGGTCTGGGGATTCGCCACCATGCTTTCGCAGGTGATCGATGCCGAACATCCAGACCATCTTGCCGTCGCATTCGATGTGAAGGGCGGCACGTTCCGCAACCAGATGCTGCCGCAGTACAAAGGAACTCGCGACGCGGCCCCCGAGGAACTGCTCAGCCAGCTGCCATTAATCCAGCAGATGCTGACGGCCTTGGGCGTCACATACATCGAAAAACCCGGTTACGAAGGTGACGATGTGATCGGCACGCTCGCCAGCATGGGCGACCAGGCAGGCTACCGCACATTGGTGCTGTCCGGCGACCGTGATGCTTTCCAGCTGATCAACGACAACATCACCGTGCTGTATCCCGGCCACCATTTCAAAGACCTCAAACATATGACCCCGGATGCCGTGCAGGAGAAATATCATGTCTCTCCCGCGCAATACCCGGATCTGGCCGCCTTGCGCGGAGAAACCGCTGACAACATCCCCGGCGTTCCCGGAGTCGGCGACGGATTCGCGGCCAAATGGATCAACCAGTACGGCGGACTTGAGCAGATCATCGAACACGCCGACGAGATCAGCGGCAAAAAAGGCGAAGCCCTGCGCGAAAACATCGAACAGGTCAAACTGAACCGTTCCGTGAACGCTTTGGTTCGTGACCTTGATCTTGGCGTGTCGGTATCCGACCTGACATTTGGACAAGTCGACGCTGGTCAACTCGACGATCTATTCACCAAGCTCGAATTCGGTGTTCGGACCAAGAATCGCGTGCTCAAAACGTTCAATGCGGACAAACCATCCGGGGACGTGCACGAATCCAGCAAGCTCGGGCTGCCACATGTCGAAGACGTCAACGATCCGCATGTGGTGGAGACATGGGTCCAAAACCATTTCCCCGTGGTGCAGGAACATCTGCACGAACGCCATGAACGCTCCTCCAACGACATTCCGGAATTCGGCTTCGAAATCGATTCTTCGACCCGCTGCACGGACAAGGTGAAACAGTCCTGGACGCTTTACGCCGAAGGCACGAGCAAACCCGGAGAAGCCTCTCTTTCGGCATTGATGATCGCCGTGCACGGCGAAGCCATTCGCATCGACGTATTCAGTCCGGATATGGTGCAATGCCTGCAAAGGCTGTTCGACCGCTATCACCATTCCATGGTCGTGCACGGTTACAAAGAACATGCGCATCTGCTGGGCAGCATCGGCGTGGAACTTCCGGAACCATTGTTCGACACCAAGCTCGCCGGATATCTTGCCCACCCGGATTTCCACGCGGACACGCTGGAACAGGCTGCGGCCCATTTCCTTGATCTGCACATCGAAGCACAAGCCGAAGCCGCGACACAGGGGACCTTGGACTTCGACGAGCCTGAGGAAAACGATTCCAAGAACGATGAGCTGATACTCACCCGCACCGCAATCGTGGGGCTTTTGGCCGAATATTTGGCCGGTGTGCTGGATAAGCGCGAACAATTCGGTCTCCTCAAATCCATTGAGCTTCCGGTCTCTCAGGTCCTGCATGGCATGGAACAGGTCGGCGCCCAAGTGGATATGACACGTCTGGTGCAGATGCGCGACCAACTTGCCGCCGACGCTGCCCAGGCACAGGAAACGGCGTGGCAGTTCGCGGGGGAGCAGGTGAACCTGCAAAGCCCCAAACAGCTGCAGAAGATCCTGTTCGAAGACATGGGATTGAAACCGACGAAAAAAACCAAGTCCGGTTCATACACCACCAATGCCGCGGCATTGCAGACCTTGCGTGACCGCTCGTACGATAACGACCGCGCATGCCAGTTCCTTGACGCGTTGCTGATGCATCGTGAAAAGAACAAGCTCAAGCAGATCGTGCAGACGTTGATCGACGCCACAAACCGTCATGACGGTCGCATCCACACCACTTTCGAACAGACGGTGGCAGCCACCGGACGATTGAGCTCCGTCGATCCAAACCTGCAGAACATTCCGAACCGGGATCCCGCAGGTCGTGAGATTCGATCCGCGTTCGTGCCGGGAGAGGGCTTCGAATCGTTGCTGAGCTCCGACTACTCGCAGGTCGAACTGCGCATCATGGCCGACCTTTCCGGTGATGAGGCGTTGATAGAGGCCTTCCGCTCCGGCAAGGACTTCCATAAGTATGTGGCCAGCTTGGTCTACGGCATTCCCGTTGACGACATCACGTCCGATCAGCGTAGCCACGTCAAGGCGATGAGCTATGGACTTGCCTACGGTCTGAGCACGTATGGACTTGCCCAGCAGCTCAAGATCAAGCCCAAAGAAGCCGAATCGCTGAAAAACCAGTATTTCGCCACTTTTGGCAAAGTCCATGAATACCTTGAATCGCTTGTCTCGTCCGCACGCGAAAAAGGATATACCGAAACCATTTTCGGAAGGCGCAGGTATTTCCCCGGTCTCAAATCGCCGAACCGTGCCGTGAGGGACGCGGCCGAACGCGCCGCGTTGAACGCGCCTATCCAAGGCTCGGCGGCGGACATCATGAAAATCGCCATGATTCGTGCGTATGACGCACTGCAGGAAGCGAACCTTGGAAGTCGCCTCATACTGCAGATTCATGATGAACTTGTGGTGGAGATCGCGCCCGGTGAGGAGAAGCAGGCCACCGCGCTGGTGAAGGATGCCATGGAGCATGCCGTCACCATGGCCGTTCCGTTGGACGTATCGACGGGCATCGGTTCCGATTGGCAATTGGCGGCCCACTGATCCGTTCCCGTCGGATAATCGAAGGCTGATTAAAAAAGAAAGAAGGAAGATTGTGGCAACGCTGAAGCAGGTCGTGGATGTGCTTGAAACGCTGTATCCGCTGCGATACGCGGAACAATGGGATGAGCCGGGACTCATCGTGGGAGACCTTCGCCACGACGTGCGCAACATCGCGTTCGCGGCGGACCCATCCATGGCGGTGATCGACCAGGCTATCGCCGGAGGCATCGACCTGCTGATCTGCCACCATCCGCTGTTCTTCCGTTCCGTGCATGCGGTCTCCGGACTAGGATTCCGTGGTGAGATCGTCCGGAAGCTCAACCTCGCCGGTTGCGCGCTGTGGGTTGGGCACACCAATGCCGATGCCTCCTACCGAGGAGTCAGCATGGCCGCCGCCGACGCGTTCGGCCTGATCGAACAGCGTCCGCTGGTACCCATCGAAGATCCGAAAGCCGAACATCCGGTCGGATTGGGCCGTGTCGGCCGGTTGCAGGAGCCGATCGCATTGCGTGATTTCGCCCGTCGTGTGGCCGACGCGCTGCCATACACCGAACTTGGCGTGCAGGTGTGCGGCGACCTTGACGCGACGATCGGCACGGTGGCGGTATTGCCGGGCTCGGGCGATTCCCTGTTCGATGAAGTGCGTGCCGCAGGCGTCGATGTGTATGTGACCAGCGATCTGCGCCATCATCCGGTGACCGATGCCATCGAGCAGGCGCGCTATGAGGCGTCCATGCGTGCCGCGGACATCGAACTCGGCCGAGGCGACGCCACTGTTCGTCCGATGTTCATCAACACGCCACACAGCGCCATCGAATCCATATGGTTCCAATACGCCATGGGCGATGTGCCTCGTGCCGTATCTGAGGCGACCGGAGACATCCCCACCGTCCGCTGGATTTCCATGAACACCGATCCCTGGAATCTGGTACTGCCGTCCTGCGGGCAGGAACGCTGAACGACGATGTCCGATATGACCAGCATGGATATGTCGCTGAACGAATCCAGCGATGGCGTGGACATGACCAGACCGGCCACAGTACTCAGCAGAGAGCACGTGTATCAAGGCGCGATTTTCGGCGTGGAGGACATGCGTATCGCGTTGCAGACACGAGACGGCGGACAAACCGTGATCCGCAGACAGGTGATGCGGCACGCGCCCTGTGTGGTCATGCTGGTGCATGACTGCGCGCAGGATTTGTACTTGGTCGAACGAGAATACCGTGTCGGCTGCGACGCCTTCGCCTACGGTCTGCCGGCAGGACTCATCGATGACGGGGAAGACGTCGATGCGGCCGCATTGCGTGAGCTGCGCGAAGAGACCGGCGTCGAGCCAATCGACGAAAACAGTTGCGATATCGACCATGTCGGGCAATTCTATTCATCCGAAGGCATGACCGACGAACTGGCCAACATCATGGTGGTGCACCTGCGCCACTGGCAGGCCGTCGAACGGCATTTCGACGCCGACGAGCATGTCGAATCTGCTTGGATCCCGTGGAAGCAGCTACGAGACACGCACATCACGGCCTCCAATTCGGAGATCGCCATTTTGCATGAGCAAATTCGCAGAATGCGGCAACAATAGCGGCCTGCAGGTTTCGAATTGTAAAAACAATCGCCGGAATAAACGAAATAACGAATTCAACTCGCAAAACGTGCGATACTTGAATTATGCAAATCAGACCTGGATCGATGTATCCACTCGGTGCGAGCTACGACGGCGCCGGCGTGAATTTCGCCCTCTTCTCTCAAGTGGCCCAGAAAGTCGAGCTTTGTCTTTTCGATGAGGAAGACCGTGAGACCCGAGTGGAAATGACGGAGCAGAACTCCTACGTATGGCATAACTATCTGCCGGGAATACAACCCGGGCAACGGTACGGCTATCGTGTGTACGGTCCGTATGATCCAGCAAAGGGCCTGCGGTGCAACCCGAACAAGTTGCTGCTCGACCCGTACGCAAAAGCCATCGAGGGAAACATCGACGGTGACGAAAGCCTCTATTCGTATTGGTTCAAAAGCCCTGAGGACGTCACCAGCATGAATACGCTGGATTCCGCGCCGCATACCATGAAATCGGCCGTGGTCAATCCGTATTTCGACTGGGGCAACGACCAACATCCGAACATCTCCTACCATGATTCGGTAATCTACGAAGCCCATGTGCGTGGCATGACCAATCTCAACCTGGACGTGCCGCCGGACATCCGTGGAACCTACGCGGGCCTCGCATATCCATCGGTCATCGAATATCTGAGGAAGCTCGGCGTCACCGCCATCGAACTTATGCCGATCCACCAGTTCGTCAACGACAGCTTCCTGCAGGAAAAAGGCCTGAGCAACTACTGGGGCTACAACACCATCGGCTTCTTCGCGCCTCATAACGCGTACTCAAGCTCCGGACAACGCGGCGAGCAGGTCAACGAATTCAAATCCATGGTCAAGGCCTACCATCGCGCCGGCATGGAAGTGATCCTCGACGTGGTGTACAACCACACCGCCGAAGGCAACAACCTCGGCCCGACCCTAAGCTTCAAAGGCATCGACAACGGTGCCTACTACCGTCTGGTCGACAACGACCGACGCCACTACTTCGACACGACCGGCACCGGCAACTCCCTGCTGATGCGCTCGCCGCACGCGCTGCAGCTCATCACGGACAGCCTGCGCTACTGGGTCACCGAAATGCATGTCGATGGTTTCCGATTCGATCTTGCGGCCACGCTGGCCCGCCAGTTCCAGGAAGTCGACAAGCTGTCCGCCTTCTTCGACATCGTCGAACAGGATCCGGTCATCTCCCGTGTCAAGCTCATCGCCGAACCTTGGGATTTGGGTTCCGGCGGCTATCAGGTGGGCGGCTTCCCGTCCAGCTGGTCCGAATGGAACGGCCGCTACCGTGATTGCGTGCGTGACTTCTGGCGTTCGCAACCATCGACGCTACCGGAATTCGCCAGCCGTCTGATGGGCAGCTCCGACCTGTATCAGATGAACGGCCGCCGTCCGGTGGCTTCCGTGAACTTCATCACCGCACATGATGGCTTCACCATGAACGATTTGGTGAGCTACAACGAGAAGCATAACGACGCCAACGGCGAAGGCAATAGGGATGGCGAAAGCAACAACCGTTCCTGGAACTGCGGTGTCGAAGGCCCGACCACCATCAAGGACGTCAACGACCTGCGGCAACAGCAGATGCGCAACATGTTCGCGACGCTGCTGTGCAGTCAGGGCATTCCGATGATCTGCGGCGGCGATGAGGTGGCACGCACGCAACAGGGCAACAACAATGCCTATTGCCAGGACAACGCCATTTCATGGACCAATTGGGATCTTGACGATAGTCAGAAGGATCTGCTTGAGTTCGTTTCGAAGCTGATTCATCTGCGACTCGAGCACCCGGTGCTCCACCGTCGTCGTTTCTTCACCGGCCGCGAGCCAGGAGACCCGGACGATAAGATTCCGCAGGTCGAATGGATGGACCACACCGGTTCCATCATGGACATGGAAGATTGGTCCAATACCCACGCGTTCTCGGTGATGATCTATCTGAACGGTTCCGATATTCCGGAAGCCGACTGGTATGGCAACCAGATGGTGGACAATAACTTCATCCTGATTTTCAACGCGCATTACGAGCCGATTATGTTCACCTTGCCGGACGAGCGGTATGGCAAGAAATGGCGTCTGGTCGTCGACACGCATAATCCGAAGGGTCCGGAACTCAACTATGAGGCCGGCTTCGCGATCACGGCGCAGTCGAGAAGCTTCCTGTTGCTGATGAGCGATAGAAAGCCCACCACAAAGAACTACGATTTCTGATAGCCATGAGAACAGGCGAGGTGCCATCCGTACGGGTGACACCTCGCCGTATTGTTTGTGGACTGTGCTCGTGAACCGTTACGAGAATTAGACTTCCGACGAGAGTCGGGAAACGGTTCCAGGAACGGTTTCGCTGACCTCCGCAAGATCCTCGACGGATTCTGGCCGCTTGGTTTGCGCCAGAATAAGCTGCGTCTGCACACGATCGGATTCGATGGCCGCAATCTGCCGTGAAAAGATGATGAACCAGCCCAGAAACATCATGCCGGCAAGAGCCTCGACGTTCGTCAACGTGTTACGCCCCGCCAACCACTGGAACCCGGCAAGAGCCCCGATCACGATAGCTAGGTCTGAAATCACATATACTACTTTTGAAAGCTGCGGGGCCAGCCAAGGCAGCGCGATCATCAGCACGCTCATCAGGCAGGGAAGACCGCGGGCGAATACGTTGTGCAGAATCGGATGCGGCGTGTAACGGAACATGCCGATGCCGATGAAGGCGATGCCTGCGAGCGTCAGCATGGTCGATAGCAGAAGAATCCGCGCCTTGAAGTGTTTGGGAGCTTCTTTTTCATCGCTTGCAGACAGATACTGCATCTGCAGACGGTGCGTGGTGATGAGCTCCGAAATCGCGAAATAGCTGATGATGACGATGCAGACGCCGGCCAACATCAATGTCGAATTGAACATACGAGCAGCAAAAGTGGTTCGATCGCCCAATTGGGAGAAATTGTTGTTGTACCAGTATGGATCATCGGACGTCAATCCTGCGATGCTGACACCGGAAACCACGAAGAACGGCAACAAGGATGCGATGGTCTTGGCATTCATGAGTTCCGCCTGTACGAACGTGACATAGCCTACGACCCCCGAGATCGCGGCGCAGAGCGCAGTCAGATAGCCTTTTAACGTGCGCAACCCCATCATGTTGCTGGCAATGGAAAGCAGCATGAACGCCGTGACGAAAATGGTCGACGCGTAGACCACGGACAAAGCGAGTATCTCGAAGATACGGCGAATAGGAATGGTCCAGCCATGTTTCAACGTCATCGACCTGGAGTTGCGCGCATACCCCAAGGTGAACGAGATGACTCCACATCCCGCGGTGATTCCGGCACACACGGTGAACAGGCGTTGGGTGACACGCCAGATGGCGGGAGCGAATTGCAGATATAGGTCCATGGCGATCCATGCAAGAGTGGCGCATGCCATGAAGGAAATGATGCCTGAAGCCTCGGCTTGCTGATGACGTCCCATGCGCGTTCCCTCCAGTATTTGCCATTCTAGCCTGTCGTTGTCCTACCATACGCTACAATGGAAACTCGTGTTCACCTGCCACGTGCGGGAGTGCATGAACGGGCTGTAGCGCAGTTTGGTAGCGCGTCTGCTTTGGGAGCAGAATGTCGCAGGTTCAAATCCTGTCAGCCCGACCGGAGCCCTTGGAAACATTAGGTTTTCAAGGGCTTATTTTTTCCGCCGAAAACAATCCGCATACAAATGCATACAAACGCCGCGGAACCTCCATGCCCGATTCACACGAGTTCGCGCTCGCGGAGGGCTCCGATCGCGTCGGCCACGTCGTCCAATCGTTCCGGCCAGAGCGCCGTGTAGGTGTTCAATGTGATGCTGGGAGAGGAGTGGCCGAGCTGCATCTGCAGGGTCTTCACGTCCGCGCCCTGGGCGATCGCGAAGCTCGCGTATGTGTGGCGCAGACTGTGTATGGTCACGCCCGCGTCCTCCATGCCGGCCGCTTTGACGGCCTTGTTCCATATCCTTGTCCGCCACGTGTTCGTCCAGACGTTCCCACCACGGGTGGCACGGAACAGCCAATCGTCATCACCCATGCCATCCATCTGCGCCTTGATCTGCGGCATAAGGAACCGTGGTATCGCGATGTTGCGGGCCTTGCCGTTCTTCGGTGTGCCGAGCATGCTGCCGCCGTGCCCGTCGTCAGTCCATGTGCGGCCTATCCTAGCGCGCCGCCTGTCCACGTCCACGTCACCGACCTTAAGGGCAAGCGATTCGCCTATGCGGCATCCCGTATAGGCCTGCCATCTGACCAGCAGACCGTCCACCGGCTTCCCGATCTTCTCCGCCTCGTCCGCGAGCAACTCGACCTCGCGGACCGAGAGGAACACCATGTCATCGTCGGAGACGATCTTCGGCACGGTGACCCTGTCCACAGGATTCTCACCGATCCACCCGTTCGAGACGGCGTAGTCAAAGATGCCCTTGAGGACGACTTTCATGATATTGCGGATGCTTCTCGCGCTCAGCGGCTTCGAATCACGCCCGTCCGGCAACGCGGCCGGATAACCACCGCCCATGAGCTGGCCGACCCACTCCTGCAGCATGTCAGGGCGAAGCTCACGCAACGTCATGCCACCCCATTTGGGCAGGATGTACAGGCGCAGCTCCCTCGCATACCGGCCAGCGGTGCCGGGTTTCAGATCAACCTTCGACGCGAGCCATTCGCCGGCCACATCATCCAGGACACGAAGCTCCTGACGAGGATCGCGGTAGCGTCCCCGCCTGATGTCGTCCTCCATGGCCGCGGCATATTCCTGCGCTTCGGAGAGCCTGGCGAACTGCTTCACCCTCTGCACACGTCTACCATCCTTGACGATGGTCCAATGACAACGCCAGCGCATCCCGACTCCATAACGGCTTTTACGCCACTTCTCAGGCACATTGGCCTTCATCGGATCGCGTGAGTTAGCCAAAGAGCGTTTGGCCGCGCGACTCGGCGGATTGCCATCATCGTCATTCTTGAGCCACAGATCATCAATGGTCACTTTCATGGCGCTTCTTCCCACATGTTTTTCACACCGGCGCTCGCGGTATGCGGGTGGCCGGGGTCATTTTTTATAAGGAATCCGAACGGGTATAAGGCTCTATAAGCACGTATAAATATGTGATGAGGTGATCGCGTTATCGTGAACCTGCATCATCGTCCGATGGAAGATCGACGGAGACTTTCACTTGACCATCGCTTTTTTCGATGGTTGCGGAGGTGACTTTCGTCTCGGATCCGAATGGATCGGTGTTCGTCGGCAGTGCCACGGTGCCTAGGACGGTTCCGCTTAGACGGATTACCAGGACGTCTGCCGATGGTTTCACAGTCACCCAGACATGCGATTGGTCCTCGAATTGGTCGAGGATCTCGTCAAGTCCGTCCACCGGTTCGATGGGTACTGTCCTTCCGATGGGCGCGAGCACCTTCTTATGCGGCTTGATATTCGAGAACACGACTTTCGTTGAGACGTTTGGCCAACTCTGCGGTTTCGGCTCGACGGGCTTTGGCTTTCGTGCTTTCTTCGTTGGAAGCTCCGGCACGTTCTGGCGTGGAAGGACCATCGGATCGTGAGCTTCCGGCATTTGCAGACGGAGCTGCCATATGTGTCGATCCTTGTCCTTCACCCTGTCCGGGACATGGGCGAGCATCACGGCACCCTCGGGAGGTACCTGACCACAGTGACGCTCCATCTGGTATTTGCTTATATATCCGATTTCCTCGCCGTCGAGAAACACCCAGTACGTGGGGTATCCTGCATACTTGCCCTTCCGTATCCGGCCTTCCATGACATAAACCCAGACCCATGCGTCGTATCCGTATCTTTTCAGGATCCGCTGGTGATCCTCGTCTCCGGATATCTCCACGCCGCACTCGATGGTCTCGACAACCCTGCCATCGGGTCGCGCGTTCACCGCAGTCGGCATCTCGTCGCCGAGATAAATGCTCTTCATGAAGGTGGAATCTTTGCGACGCTTGTCATGGAGCGCTCGCTGTCTCGATTCGTCGATTTCAGATTGCGTGAGCGTTCTCGGACTGTACATGGATTCCAGTCGGCGCCAGCATTCGAAAGTCCATCGGGCATCTGACATGGCGCGGTGCTCCTCGGTGGCTTGTATGCCAAGCAGCCGCATGGTCTCCTGCAGGCTTACCGATGGTGCGTTTGGGAACTTCGCCATTGCCAACGACATCGTATCGATGCAGGTCGTGTCAAGACAATCGATGCCGAGTCGTGATGCTTCCTTGTTCAATGCGGAAACGTCATAGCTGATGTTATGGCCGATCAGCGTGAGGTTCGAGATGGCTGCGAGGAATTCGGGGATTACCTGTTCCGCGTTCGGCTGGGACAGCAAGGACTCTTCGGTGATTCCGGTCAAGAGCGTTGCCGACGCCGGCAGGTCGCATTCGGGGGAGATGAGTTGCTCCCATTCGCAGGTCGGCACGTTGTTCCTTATCAGGATTGCGCCGATATCGATGACACGTGTCCCGGAAGGGGAATTTATCGTTTCCGTGTCGATGACGACGGCATCGGCGATGGCGGCGTTCATTCTGAACTCGGCGAACGAATCCAGACCGTCATCGCCCGCATGCGATTCTCCGGACAATCCACTTTCCGCAGGTACGGACGATTGTCCCTTGTTCTTCTTCGATACGGCGTAGGCGATGGCCGCAACGGCAACGATGACTATGACCAGCGTCATTCCACTGTCCTTTCTCCATAAGCCGTCGTGGCACGAGAAGCCAACAGCGACTTGTAATCCTCCACAACCTGCACCGTCACGCCAAGCTCACACGCGATGAGATAAGAGTCCCCGTCGTACAGTCGTTCGGCGGTCGCATATTCGACGGGGCCCACGAGCCATAACGCGGTCTCCTTGCGGGTGCGCTGTTCCGCTTTTGCTCCGATGATTCCGCATCCAGGGTCATGGTGTCTCGCATGCACGAGCTCATGGCAGAGCGTGCACATCTTCTGATGGTCAAGCAGTCGATTGTCAACGATGACGAGCCGCAACGTATCACAGTACAGTCCACACAACCCGCGACCCAGGCTGCGTTCCTCCACGCGCACGTCCATCGACTCCGCCTCCATCAGAAGCCCGTCATAACTGTCTATCGGCCCTCACCGCCGTTCATCTCGATTTCCTTATTCGGATCCATGTTGGCGGCCACGTCATAGTCTTCGGGGTGCGCGGCGATACGGTCGATGAGATCATCGGTGATTTGGGACTCGCGCTCGCGAGCTTCATTGCGCGCGGCTCTAGCAATGAATTTCTCGGCTTCCTCAATGAGTTCATGTGGATTAATACCGAAAACTTCTGCTAGCTGAGCTATTTGCGTTACTTTGATGTCGCGCTCGTTTTTCAGCATTCTGATTAGCGTTCGCTCTGGTACGCCAGACTTCTCCGAAAGCTCTTTGATGGTTAATCCTGCTGCAGAACGTTCTGCAGAAATTGCTTTAGCTGTTGCTTCATTAATGTCCATATGGACAGTATAACGACTGTAAATTTGCTAACAACTGCCCGTTTGGGCGTGTCGCACTTGCATACTGCCCAAATGGGCATTAGTATGCAAAGCATGGACAGCATGAAGTATTCGGCAACAGTTGCAAAACGAGTTGACAAGGCTCTTTCCAGTGCGAAATTCAGCGTTTCTGAGGCGTCGGAGAAGTCTGGAATCCCTCGAGTCACATTGACAAGGAGGCTTAAATATCCAGCGTCATCGCCATTCACTGTTCGTGAATTGCATCAAATTGCTGAAGCGATTGGGTGTGATGTCAGTGAGTTCTTCGTCAGAGACAAAAAATCATAAGTCGCTGACGCATGAATCGAAAGGAGAATCCGAAATGATGACTACCAAGAAAACGATGGTTACCGAAATCGATCTTTATGAGTTGACGGAAGAGCAGTTTCACACGCTCTGCGAACTGATTGGGGAGGATTGCCGGAAGCTGGCGCGTCTTGATGAGAACCCTATGCGCGTGTGGTATTCGCCGGGAGACGATTCCACTGTGGTCAGGTATACGAAGATGCTGCAGATTGAGGGCAATCAGCTCGGTCGCATCCTCGGCGTCACGACTGCCGGTACGGAGGAACCGGTTTCGTCATGGAGAAACGGTGGGATGGGTCATCTGGAAGGGCCCAAGTGATGCGTACGTCATCGTTGGTGCTGACTTCCAGACCTCGTTCGAGGAATAGGAAGCTTGATTCGGAGCCGCGCGAGATGTCGCCGAGTTCGTACTTGTTGCCATTCGAAAGCTCGACCCTCACATCCTTGGCGTCGAACGGATTGTTGTTCGCAACGGAATGTCTGAGGTTATGCACCTGGCGAAGCTCCCACTTTGGAACGGACGCCTCATCTTCCTGGATGGTCGCTTGGCGTTGCAGGGCGTCAGCCTGCGACTCAAGGGCACGCACCTGATCGCGAAGCGTTGAAACCGTGGCGTTCGACGCGTCGAGCTGCTCCCGCAACAGTTTGATGTCTTCCTCACGGTCCTTGTTCCGTTCTTTCGAACTCTTGTGTTCGACGACCCATCCAACGATCGTCACGACGAGCGTGAGAACAAATGCGGCGAGTTCGACGCCGTGCTGTGAAAACCAATCAGTCATGAAAACGATTCTAAGGAGAATCCGAAATGAGCATCAACATTCCGGCCGAGACACCGGATGAATCCACGAACCCGATTTCCGTTGAGGAGTTCGAACGCCTGCACCCGGCGATGCTTGGCGCGATAAGGAAAGCCGTCCGCGAGGAATTGGAACTCTCTCACGCGGACGGCCCAACGTCAGCTGATGTTCAGCGCACGTTTGATCTTCAACTGGTCGTTCCGGATGCACCGCTGGTATTCGGCGATGCCCTGCACGGCATCGGCCAGCGACACGATGGCCTGCTGAATGTTTCCGGATTGTGCGTGGGCCTTCGCGTCATTGGCGGAATTCACTGGATCGCGTTGCATGTTATCACCGCCCTTCTTTGCGCGGGTCTGCTCATTCTCCCACTCGGCAGGAAGGCCCTCAAACGAAACACGTCGGAAAAGCAATCGGCGCTTACCAACGCATGAAAGGAGCGGGTGCGTGATGAATGACAAAGAGGTGTTCGCCGCATTGGCGGCGGCGTTGAAGCCGATGAACACGACGAAGGACATCGCGGACAACTGCGGCATCAAGGAAGGCACCCTGGCGTACTGGCGTAGCGCGGGCATCGGCCCGAAGTTCGTGAAGGTGGGACGGATCGTCATGTATCCGAAGGAGCAGATGATCGCCTATTTCGCGCAACACCTGTACCAGTGCACGGCCGAATACGAGGAAGAGGTGGGTGCGTGATGACTGACAACGACTGGCGTACCGATACCCCGTGGCCGGATCCATGGGAAGAAAAGGAAGACAAATGAGCGACATCCGCAAAGTCTGCGTCGAAGCGATATTCAGGGAATTTGAGGACAAGGGCGACGCCATCCGTCCGGCCTATGCCGACAGGTGGGACGACATCGAAGCAAGGCGTTCGCTCGGTCACATCGTCGGATTCATCGACATCGATGTGGTCGACCTCGTGGACATCGTCATCGACACCATCAACAAGGAGCTGTGATGGAATCAATGCCTCTGGCCGTAGGTCAGGCACTGCTCGACTTCGTCGTTGCGTCTCGCGCCGAGCTCCGTAGTGTAAGCGACGTGAACCGTCACATGACAGGATCCACGTCCGAAGTAGGCGAAGCCGGGTTGGGCGTTCAGACGGTCGATACCGGCCTGGTCTTCGAGTATCTGCTTGGAGAAGAACTCGCTTTCGAGCGCGACCTCTCCGAACGGCACAACCTCGTCGACGTGCCGTTGCGCAACGGTCTGGTCTTTGAAACGGACGAACACGGACACGTCTCGTGCCATGTCGGGGCAATCGTTGACAAGGAAGACGGTCGAGGTTTCTCCATCGTATTCGACCCGCCACTTGTGGACCGTCTGGTCGGCGGTGACGGACAACGCCCGCTGGCTGATCGAGTTCGCGTCTGCAGCTATCTCGTTCGCCTTTCCTGCAAGGCGGTTGGCCTGCTCGGCGGCACGCTTCGATTCGACGGCGATCCGGTTGGCTTCCTCAGCCGAGCCGTTCGCCTGCTCCGAGAGCTTGTTGCCATGGCGCGCCTGGAACAAGGCGACACATCCGGAGACACCGCCAACCAATCCCGTGACGGCGCCAACGACGCCGGTGATCGCATTGATGTCCATTCCACCGATTCTACGAACGGAGGCGAACGATGAAAGCTCTTGCCCTCGTCATCCTGCACCAGCTGCTGTTCGCAGTGTGGCTACTGGCCATGTGGGTGCTGTACTGCACGCCGGCCTGCACGCACCCGATCGAACACCTCATCGCCGTGCCGTTCGCGGTGCTCATCCCCACGGCCGTCATCATGCGCCGCCTGTTCTCCGACCCACGCTTCATCCGATGGGTGGACGAACTCGAGCGATGAAAGACCTGGGCGGCTCCTCACACATTGCGGCATGGACGTGGTTCGTCATGCGCGGCCATGCCTGAACCGCCCGCGCGTCAAGGAAAAGACGTTAAAACCAGCCGGACGGGTCATCTTCTCTCTTCTCCTCCCGCCCGGCCCTCGCCGGGGCCCGCGAACGGATGCGGGCGCCATGGATCGGCGTGTTGAGGTCACGTCGGCGGATGGATGCGCGGTTCGAATCCGCGCCCCGGCACGACATCAATCCAAAGGAGGCAAACGTTGCCAAGCAAAACACCAAGCAGGCCGGAAGGCGAGAAGTGGTTCGAATGGCCGCTCACACCCGCCAGCGTCGGCATGACGGCCGCCGAACTGATCGGCGAACTGTATGAAACCATATCCACGCTCAACCGCGACCGTGGCTGGAACCTCACCATGGTCGCGCCGGCGCGCTTCGGCGAGATCGTCATCGACCGCGAGGCCGGATGCCTGCGCGCCAAGTGCGCGTGGAAGGCCAAGGATCCAAGCCAGCTCGGCCCGGAACCGGCCGGATACGTGAGAGGGGAGTGACATGGCCATAGGGGAGACCGTCATCACCATCGTCGGCAACCTCACCGCGGATCCGGAACTGAGAACCACCGGCCAGGGCGCGCAGGTCGCCAGCTTCACCATCGCAAACACCGCGCGCGTATACAACAAGCAGACCGGCCAGTACGAGGATGGGCCGGCGTTGTTCATGCGCTGCTCGGCATGGCGTGACATGGCCTCGCATTGCGCGCAGAGCCTTGCGAAGGGCATGCGCGTAATCGCGCAGGGACGCCTCCAACAGCATTCCTACCAGGCGCAGGACGGCACCAACAGAACCGTCATGGAACTGCAGGTTGACGAGATCGGCCCGAGCCTGCGCTACGCCACCGCGCAGGTCAGCCGCATCAGCCGACGGCCGCAAGGTCCCGTCTACGGCAATCCCGCCGCGCAGACGCCGACCGTCAACACCGGAGCGGGCGGCTGGAGCCAACAGCCGGCCCAGACACAGCAATCCGCCCAGCCTCCGGCCGATGATCCGTGGGGCGCGCCGGCGGCCGACCAGTCATCATTCGGAGGTTTCGGCAAACCCGACACGGAACCGGATTTCTAAGGAGCAGCAATGAAAGCCAGCGAACAACAGGCGCTCATCCCACAGGAGGCCACGCCCGACACGCTCATCGACCTCATCGGCAAGACCCAGCAGGTCACCAAGGCCGCGGCCGTCGTGCTCAAGGCATGCCGCAACGTCATGGACACCAAAAACAAGCAGGAGCACATCGACAAGTGGGGCGGCATCCACGCCATCACCGAAGCCGTGTACGACTGCGCGGACCTCGCTCAGCGCATCCTCGACGCGGGACTGGCCATGGAGAACATGTGCGCGAAGCCCGCCACGTCACGGCAGATGATCCTCATCGACGACCTGCGCCGCAGCCTCGACATGGACGACGGCGACGTGGAGGCGACCGTCGATCCGGACACCGGCGAGATCGACTGAACCACGGAAGGAGCAAGAGAGATATGTGGTTTATTGTCGACGACCAGATGGCCGACGACAGGCGCATCCGCCGCCTGCCGCTCGCCACCGTGGGCCTGTGGGTCAAGCTGTGCGTCATCCACTCCAAAGGCGTCTCGATGCAGGCCAAGGATCCGGCCGCGTATCCAGGATACTTCGACAAGCTCGACCTCAAGGACGTCGGCGGCACCATGAAACAGCTCCAGCAGCTCGTCGACTCCGGCCTCATGGAAGAGCACGACGGCGGATGGCGCCCCGTCTACGCCGAAGGCATATGCAGGGAGCCCCGAGTGTTGACCGAGGAGCAGCGCGAGGCGCGCCGCAAGGCGGGAAGCAAGGGAGGACGCCGCAAGGCGGCCAACCAGAAAGCCAAGCAAACGTCTGGCGACTTGCCGGAAAACAGCCAAGCAAACGGAGAGCAAAACGGTAGCGAGATGGGTAGCAAACCGTCTAGCAAGTTGCTAGGGGACAGCCAAGCAAAAACATGGCATAAAACCGATACCTATACCGATAATCCCTCTCCGACCCCTCCCGCCGGCAAACCGAAGCAACCCGCCACGCCGGAATCCGGCTTCGACCATTTCGCCGAAACCTATCCCGGATCCGTCGGCGCGAAAGGCCGCAAGACCGAAGCCGAAGCCAGAGCCCTGTACGCGGCCATCGCCGGAAACCCAGTCGAACTCACCCGCCTCCAAGCCGCGCTCCGCCGCTACAGGCACGCCGTCAACGACGGCCAGATCCGCAGCGGCCACATCCCACGGCTCAACACATGGCTCCGCGACCAGTGGGAGACATGGGCACCGGAACCCATCACACCCACGCGGCAGCACAAGCACACCTGGAACTGCGAACACGTCCACCGGCTCATGGATCCGCACGAGGACGAATACGACCACAACGGCAGCCTCAGGGAAGGCAACCCAAGCGAATGGTGGCAGGCATGCCAGGCATGCGCAGACGAACTCAACAACCAAGAAACCAGCAAGGAGAAGCAATGAGCAACTACCAAAGCAACCAGATCAAGCTCATCAACACGAGCCTGATCGACCCCCACCCCGACAATCCACGCAAAAACATCGGCGACGTGAACGACCTCGCCGCCAGCATCAAAACCAACGGCCTCCTCACGCCCCTCAGCGTCGTACCCAACGGCGAGCGCTACAGGGTCATCGCCGGCCACCGCAGGCTCGCCGCATGCAAACAGGCCGGAACCGGAGCCGTCCCATGCTTCGTGCTCCAGCTCGACCCACTGCAGCAGCTCGAAGCCATGGTCACCGAAAACTGCCAGCGCGAACAGCTCACCGCGTTGGAGGAGGCCGACGCCATCCAGGGCATGCTCGACCTCGGAGCCACCACCGCCAGCGTCGCCCACCGGCTCGGCCGAAGCGGCAACTATGTGCGTGACCGCGCCAAGGCCGCCAGCATCAAGACCGAGGTCAGAGCATCCCGCGACGATTTCAGCCAGCTCACCATCGGCCAGCTCGTGGCCATAGCGCGATATGACGGCCAGCCGGACAGGCAGAAGGAGCTCGCGCAGGCGGCCGGCACCTCGAACTTCGACTACATCCTCCGCAACATCGAACGCGCCGACCGCGACCGGCAATGGATCGAATCGGTCGCCGCGCTCCTCG